CACTCACAATCCCGGGTTCACCGACGCAAACATGATCAGACTCGAAGTCACCGAGGCAGGTGGAGAAATCCACCCAATCGTCACACTGGTGTTCGCAGACAAAGTCCAAATCATCGCACTAAATGTAATTGCAGTCGTAGAATCCCAGTCATAAACTGCACTCCCTGCCTTCCACGGACTAGTAGCACCAGCAGTGGTAGTGATAGCAAAACCCGATGTCCCGTTAGTAAAACCTGTGCCCTCTATATACATATCAAGCTTATACAAGCCAGCTTTAGGAAACAAAATATCGTTCCCAGAGCCTGAAGTATTAAGAGTAATCTTAGCCCAAGTATCCGTCGACACCGGTGTCACGCCAGTCACAATTCCAAGTGGTCTAGCAGTCGTTTGAGAGACCACGGCGTTAAAAGTTCCTGCCGTGATCGGGCGATTGAATGCTGCGGTGTTCTGTGCCGTCCACAACTCACCCATTGAAGCTGTATTTGTTAAGGCTCCAAAAGGGATGATCGGCTTCATCAACTCCACATCATAAGTCACCCACAGGGTCCCCAATCCAGCAGTGCTCGCAGCCACCAACGCATCAGTCGCAATCTGAAAATTTGCGAAATCATTTGTTGGCGTCACACCACTGTTCGCATCCGCAGTGTAATAAAGTTTATAGGCACTCTGGCCCGGATCACACTCCAGTGCATGCATAATAGACCGAGACGGCTTGTCCGCCACAGCGAACTGAGAATTCTGCATCTCGATGGCACTAGAGTAGGCCGGATCCAGGACGTTGTAATTCGTTGCCAAAATCACCTTACCCATCGCGGTTGTTGCACTGTACTCACTCGTTTCGCTTTTGAAAAAGAAAACCAAGCCATGGAACTTATACTGTTGATAATTAGCGGCAATCCCAGCCAACCAAGGAAAAGTTAGGTTGTTGCCTGGATTGACACGATAAGTTTTATTTGTAAACAAGGCTGGTGTCGCAGGTGAAGCGATGGTACCAATGCACTCCCGGTGACGAATACGTACATTGCGGTCATCGCCTGAAAAACTAGGCACCTCAGTTGATGCTTCCAATGCCTTGCCATATGACGCAATAGTATTACTCTTTACATAATAGTCACCATATCCCGTAATAGTGGATATACCACCACCAATCGCTGCTCCAATGGGACCGCCAATCATACCTCCAGCAGCACTAAAAGTGCCACGAGGAATGAGTTTTAAAACGCGATCAACCTTACTGGCCAACGACTGCAATGGGGCATTACCACCCGATTTTTGCTTATTATTATTATTTGCTGATTTACTAGGTTTGCTTCCTCTCTTCTTTCCATTCCTACTATTGAGTTTCATTTCCCGAGGGACACATGATGTAGACCAGCATAAAGTGGCATGCCAGTTCTAACCTCTCCTACACCATGCCATGCGTCAAGGTAACTCTCAACCTCACGTTGATGCTGTACCGTGATACCAAACGCACGCTGGAAACTGAGTCGCGTCGCGTCGCGGGTCTGAACACTATCACCAATCCGAATGCGTGGCCGCTTGCCCAGCCTAATCAGACCAGAATTGTCAAATAAAGAAGAAAATTTTATACTGCTTGCGACGCCATTGCGCATCATTGCTGCGTATAACGAGTTGTAGATTGGGATGTCACCATAAAGGCTCCACCCACAAGTCCCAACCGCATGTATCCACCTGAGCAAACCGACACGATCAACGACGCCGAGGGCCATCGTATCCTTAGTGAGAGCAGCATCAATATTGCGCACCATCACCCACTTTCCAGCCCAGACAGGCTTCATCTGACAAAACTCCAACCTCTCAAACACATCCACCGGTTCTTCCACCTTCATCTCAAACCCGCGGTCTTCAAACCATAGGGGTAGGCCTTCCATAAATCTGTCGTAGTCGGCACGTTCCATGAAGACAACACAATCATCGCCATTATTGATCAACCTTGCCCGCACGCCAACGCTCTCACACCAAGCGAGTACCAGCATGCTCATGATCAAACAATTACCCAAAGCGGTGTTCATGTCTCCACTCATCCGTGTTCCGTCAACCTCAAATTCGAATTTCTGTCCATCCATCTTGACCACAAACTTGTTTTCCAATTGCATGTGCAGGAGCTTGCGCAAATACTTGTTCTCATTGAAAATAGACAAGTACACGCCATGCTCCCACACCAACGCTTCCCTACTAACATGTTGGTCAAACCTAGAGGCATCCAATCCAACACCGACAGGATCATCAAAATCCAGCCACTTCTGTCTCATTGCCCATGCAACCTGCTCGACAGTCATCCCCTTGGCCACCGTATTCTCGCGATGCTCCACATCTCCCCAGGCCCTACCAATTGCCCGGTACACTTCTTCCTCAATAGCCCTAGTAAACCTGCCCAATTCCACATTATAAACCTTATGCCTAGGACTTATCAACCTGCAGGCCTTGGTGACATCCACCTTCTCGTTCTTAACGAAGGGAAATATCCAAGAATGGCATCGCTGTACTCCCTTGAGCCTTGCGCTGTCGAGGGCCTTCCGGTATGCGGCCATATTGTGTCGTGGACACTGAGCCAAAAAAGCCTCAGCAGTCAACCGTTTGACACCTTTAGACCTAACCATATCCGCCACTCTCTTACCATATTGCCACATCGAATCCCAAATCCTTGGCACGGGTTTAGGGCACAATCGAAATCCCCCATTAATTTTGTCCTCGACCGTGAACACCCTCCTCTCCACCGCCTGCTGTAAATTGGCAAGATTATGGTTGTATGAACCCAATCTCTTGCAAGCAAATTGCGGAAAAGAAATGTTGCATCTATCACGGGAAGGCAAGGCTCCCACACACTCACTCACAACAGCGTCGCGAAACCCCAAAAATTCTGGTACTGTAACTGCTGGAGTGAGCACGGGGCACCCCTAGTAAGCCAACGGCACACTTCTCGCCGCCGGCTCACGGATGTGGTATCCACGTACGGCCAAAGCAACTGCACATCTTGCAATCGAGGCGTGCATGCACCGCGGCTCTGGGATGTCACCGGTGCGACTTAACGCAGCAATGGCATCACCACAAGCGATGTAAGCACTTCTCCGTTCCACGTCATCCCGCGGTCGGAGTGGTCCGTACTTCAGCGAAATGTAATTCAACACTCGCTTGGCTGCTGGAATCACAGCCATCAATCTAGAAAACTCCCGCTTCCTCCACAAGCGGTTGTTGTCCGGACACCACAACGCAATCTTTTGCCAAAGACACTTCTTCAGCGTGGTGACTGCAACCACTGGGACATTGACATCATCATCTTCACCGACACTCATGGCGAACTGGAGAAGTTGGTCCTCCATCTCAGACAGCCGAACCTCATCAACGCATCGCGCGAGGTAAGGGAACCAAACAAACTGGCTCTTCACATACTGTGCATTGCCAGAAAAAGAATTGCCTCGTTCCACTCTCCACCTTTCCACAACGTCACGCTGAGCAATCTCCCTTCGCCGTCTCAAGACGCCCCCGGCAACCCGCGAAAAAAACGCGACCGCAACCTTTTCTCGCACGATCCGATAATTGGCGAGAGTGTTGGCAGTGACTCCGGTTAAGACCTCGTCATCTTCCAAACGACGAATCATCTCCCTAGTCCTGCCGACCACCCGGTTTCGATCAAACTCCGTTCGGGGCGGCTCGGTGTTTCGCTGATCCCAACCAGAGATCTGCAATGCACCAGTAGCACCCCTAGCTTCCATGCGGGCAACCAAATCCTCACCATCCACCAGACTGGCCCGTTGTCCAGGGGACGCCAGCATCCAATCTGGAATGGGGTCATCTTCTTTCAAGTGACTTCTAATCCAGGCTCGGGCGGCTTCAACCCTTTCTTCAGGCGAGCGTCTGTCAACAAAACGTCTAACAACCAACGCGGCAGCAACACCAGAGGCACAAGCTAAAACAGCACGCAACATCACGTTTTGAAATAATACGCGGGAATGCGAACTTGAACCTGTTCCTGGTGGCTCTTGGTTGCCATCCTCTGTCTCATACAAATGTCCCGTTCTATCCGTTTCCTCCAGCGCAAATGTTGCTTGCGCCGTGCCTTCTCCACAACTGAAGACACGCGGTCACACAATGCTTTATCAATCTTGGGTTTGCATCCCAACACCGGTTCTGACGTCGGCGCGTTTTCATGAGGTTGTGGTCTGATTGTGTGTGTGGATTTCACTGAATTGACGTCGCCAGTGAGCAGCGACTTGCCCCCCTCCCATCTGGAGAGAGGCGGACGCGGGTAAAAAGGGAATTAATGACAACCCTCACTCACCAGTGTAACCCGGCCGCGGCGTGTAATATCACGCGCACTGGGGTGCTTTTCCCTGCGTGCAGGTACTTGACACTGACAAGAGACATGTGGCCCCGCAAGTTGCAACCTTCAACTACCAACCAGCTTTCTTGGCAACCCAATACTAATCCCTATTCGGTACCTTGGCTGGTAATTGACAAACCTTCTCCCAATTGTCATTTGGGAGATAACAACCACTCCACGTCTGCGGCTCTAACAATATGTTTCCATACGATTTCTCGTATGCCCCAACACCTTGTCTGCGGACCGCATTCATGGTGCATCCTTCCCGGCGACGGTACTACCGCATAATTACCGCTCAGAGGACGCTGCTGTCAGTATTCTGGTCTTGCCCCCTGGGGTAGGGATAAAGCCACAGGAACTGAGTGAACCTGGGGAGCGCCATGA